CTTTGATTGAAGCTCGTCAATTAAGTCTTGAGCAGCTCGAGACAGTTTGTCGAGTTTTGTTTGGTAAAGACCCTTCTCGTTATACGTCTGCTGAATTGAAGCGTGACGTCTTGATTTATGCCAAGCGTGACCCTCGTGGTTTCTTGAACATCTTATCAGACCCAATGTTGAAATTGCAGTCAAACGTGCATGTGTTCTTTGAGAACAAGCTGTTGGCTTTTAGAAATGGGCAAAAGGAAGTTTGGTTTAATACCAATTCAAACAAGAAAAAGATGTTGACTGTGCCTTACGGCGAGGACCCATACTTTTCTGTTGCCAATTTCTTTAAGAGCGACGAAGGAATTGACGCCCTAAAAATGCTTGAAAATAGCTTGTAAAGATTTCGATATAAGCTAGCAATCGTTAGAGAGGGTATTTCTATACCCTCTTTTTTTTTGTATATCTTTGTAAAAACAGTATAATGATAAATTCTGTAAGAAATACCGTATTGGCTGTTCTCAATAAGAACAATTACGGATATGTATCTCCGTCTGATTTTAACCTGTACGCCAAACAGTCTCAGCTTGAGGTATTTGAAGAGTATTTTGCTCTGTACAATAAGACTATAAATCAGGAGAACGCCCGCGTTTCAGGGACATCTTATGCTGATGCTCGTAAAGCTATTGAAGAGTGCATTGAACTTTTCTCTCAAACATCAACGCTCACTCAAGTAGCTCCGAGTTCAAATAGGTATTTCTTGCCATCGTTGACAACGACCGGTTTTGATTATTTCCTGATTAATAAAGTGCTGTGCTATGACGCATCAGGAAGTAGCCGTGTGTTTAAAGGCGAGGCAGAGAAGGTAAACCACAGTCAGATTACCATGTTGGTGAACTCTTTATTGACTACACCGACCGAGCAGTATCCTGCATACGTGCAGGAAGGTGGTATAATGACGGTATATCCTTCGACTATTAACTTACCATCTGAAGTAGATGCTCAATATTTTAGGTACCCAAAAGACCCAAAATGGACGTATATTACATTGGCAAGTGGAGAGCCTGTGTTTGACCAATCACAGTCGGACTATCAAGACTTTGAGGTTCCATTAGAGGATGAGTACAAACTCGTATCTAAGATTCTTCAGTACTGTGGTATGTCTATCCGTGAGATTCAAGTTCAACAGTTTGGTGCTGTTGAAGAACAAAAACAATCGTTATAATCATGGCATATATAAGTCAATATCAGTACTACGCCAACGGAGGTAACCAACCTGCAGATGCCAATTGGGGCTCGTATCAGTACGTAAGCCTATTCGACATCGTCAACAATTTCTTGTTGATGTATTCAGGAAACCACTCCTTGGTAAATAACGAGGAGCGATTCAAGATATTGTTCCACGCAAAGCGTGCTATCCAAGAGTTGAACTACGACGCGTTCAAGGAAATCAAAGTACTTGAGCTTACTGTAGATGACTCATTGAGGTACATTCTTCCCTCTGACTACGTCAATTGGGTAAGGGTAAACCTGTATAAGGATGGGTATTTACGCCCACTTACAGAGAACATTCAAATCCTGTCGGCTCAGGCATACTTGCAGGACCAACAGGGAGTAATTCTTTTCGACCAAAACGGTAACGTGTTGCAGCCTCAGTTCTCTGAGATTGACTATGACCGTTTGCATGGCACCAAGAAAAGTATCTACCTTAATCCCGGAGCACCATACGATGGGCAGTACGGATGGGAAGTTGATGGCAATTGGTATTTTGAGTATGGCCTAGGACAGCGCTATGGTCTGAATACCGAGACAGCAAACTTCAACCCAACGTTTGCGATTGATAAGAAGTATGGAGTTATCAACTTCAACTCTGACATGTATGGTCAGTCGGTTATCCTTGAGTACATATCTGATGGTATGGAGAATGGGAACGACTCATCTGTCACAGTAAACAAATTGTTTGAAAAATATATTTACGCATACATTCAGTATGAGATTCTGAACTCTAAACTTGGAGTGCAGGAATACATCGTTGCTCGTGCCCGCAAGGAGAAGACGGCATTGTTGCGTAACGCTAAAATTAGAATCAGTAACATACATCCCGGCAGGTTGTTGATGAACTTGCGTGGAATGGACAAGATTATAAAGTAATATGGCAAATCTCACTAGGAATTTCATGGCGGGTAGGATGAACAAGGTTGTCGATGAACGCCTTGTTCCGGATGGCGAATACATTGACGCACTTAATATTCGCATGGGGTCTACCGAGAATGCTGAAATCGGTGTGATTGAGAATGTCAAAGGCAACGTTCAGCTCACGGCATTAAAGTACATTGACGGGACGCCACTGAGTAGCGATGCTCGTTGTATCGGAGCCATCGAGGATAGCGCAAACGAGACTATTTATTGGTTTATCCATGACAGCAATTTTTCTGTTGGAGCCACAGGTAAACTCGACATGATTGTGTCGTTCAACGTGTACACCAATGTGCTTACATACCACGTCATTAGTATTGACGACGGGGGTGGTGTTGACACTACATTGAACTTCAACCCTCAATATCTTATCACAGGCGTAGACATTGTCGACCGCCTTATTTTCTTTACTGACGATTATAATCCCCCTCGTGTTCTTAACAGGGTGCGTAACTACGCTGACCCTGTTGGGAACATTGACCAATTCAGTGCAGAGTCATTGCTTGTAATCAAGCGACCTCCTATTCAGTCTCCTGCAGTTCAGCCTATAATTACGGCTAGTCAGGATAACTTTATGCAAAATCGGTACATCTGTTTTGCATACAGGTACAGGTATGAGGACGGAGAGTACTCTGCTACGTCTCAGTTTTCTCCACCGGCATTTATCCCTAAACCATTTCAGTTCAGCATTAATAGCTTCTTGAATGAGGGGATGACCAACATGGCCAATGCTGCTATTATCACTTATAATACAGGTGGTCCATTAGTAAAGAGCATTGACCTATTATTCAAACAGGCCGGCAACAATGAAATCAAGGTAATTGAAAGCCTTGACAAAGCTGTGCTTGGTCTTCCTAACAATACCAATCTTACCTACACCTTTAGCAATAGCAAAATCTTTACGGTATTGCCGTTGTCTGAATTGCTTCGTTTGTACGACAACGTTCCTCGCCTTGCAAAGGCTCAGACCATTATGGGCAACCGCCTTATGTATGGCAACTACGTTGAGGGATACAACATGGTTGACGAGGATAATAACCCTGTCAGACTCGACTACTCTACAGCACTTATCATAGAGCAGATTGACGCTACTAGTCTTTCTGATACTACTACTTCAGGTAATTATAATTATAATGGAGCGCAGACTATTCCGAATGCGGTATTGTCTGTGGACCTTACAGGTGTTGACTTAGTTCAAGGAGCAGCTATTACCATTGAGGTACGTATTAGTCACGAAGAATTTAGTGGAGACACTCCTTTCCCATCTGAACAATCAGAGAATATCAACGCTACGTTCTCATTTGTATTGCCAACGTCTTACACTTCTGTGTTTGCAATGGCTACGAGCATTGAGTTCCAAGAGGCGGTTGGTACTGTAGCTAATATCCAACCAATTGCTACGGCATGTGACGGAACGACATTTACTGACTTTATTAACTGTGCCATCCCAAACAACTTAGATGCGCTCATCAAGTTTGCTAGTGGTATCAGTGCAGGAGGTCAGCCTATTTCTATTATCACATCACCTGCTAGCCAATCAATCGGGTTCCAATTCCCGGCGATGCGCTTCGTCAACAACACTACAACTCCAACGTTTGATGTTTATGAGTATTATTCTGTTGTATTTGCTGAGGCGACTTATCAAAAGATTGACTCTCCGCAAAGCTTGCACAGCAACAGGGGATACGAGATTGGCATCGTCTACATGGACGAGTTCAATCGTGCGTCTACTGCGTTAGTTAGTAGGAACAATACGGTTCAAATCCCGTGCTCAGCATCTGACACAAAGAATAGTATTCAAGTAACAATACCTATTTCTCAAAGGGCTCCATATTGGGCAAGTCGTTACAAGTTTGTAATCAAGCCCGACGAAGAGAACTACGATACCATATACAGCAGTATATTCTTCAATGACCCGCTTAGCAATAACGCATACTTCTTACTAGAAGGCGAGAATGCTCGTAAGGTTGAGCAGGGAGATAGACTGATTGTGAAGGCTGACACTAGTGGTCCAACAAACAATTGCGTATACGCAACAGTGTTGGAGAAAGAAGCCAAGCAAGCAGGATTTATTGAGATTCCTAGTGAGCTAGACCCAACTGTAAATATTCCTGTTCCTTCAGGGGTATACATGAAGATTAATCCAAACAGCTTCTCAGTTGTTCAAGATGAGCTTTCTGTAATTGCTCCCGGGAATGTACAGGTAGACCAAGATAGTGCAGGTGAGTGTGCAGTTCTTGCATACCCTATGAACCGATTTGATACTGCCACATCTGCATGGGTAGACTATGACGTTCCTGCAGGTAGCCGTATTAAGCTAAGCTTTAAGTTTCAACGTGCAGGTACAGGAGACGGAAACAACTCTTGTGAAAAGCGTAACTATACTTTAGAGAAAACTCTTATTGCATCAAACAACTATTCCAACATGAAAGATTGGTGGGATGGTGACAACGTAGAGTTGATTCTTAACTCAGGTATTCAAGACATTGGTGGTGGGCAGTGTGATGCAGACAACGTGTATGACTCAACATTTGCTGCGACTATAACTGATATTGATTGCGACCTTTGTACCAACTACTATCGCTTCTTCAGAAATGGAAGCAATAACGAATTGTCTTTGTTGGTAAGTGGAACAATTAGTTGTAGCGGACTTTTCGCTAAGAAGAAACGTCGCTCTACGGTAATTGTAAACATCGAAGTTTTCCGTGCAGAAACCACAATGATATTTGAAACTGAACCATCAGACGCATTGCCTGACGTGTTCTTTGAGAACAACTTATCATTTGGTATTGACGCTGACGGTAACCACTTAGGGAACGTGCAGGACCAAGACATTGCACTTGGTATTGCAGGAGTCGTGGATACTGAGTTCTTTAACTGCTTTGCATTTGGCAATGGAGCAGAAAGCTATAAGATACTAGACTCGATTATAGGTAGAACCTTTAATTTGGGTAACCGTGTAACTAGCGTGTCCGCTCAACAATATAAAGAAGCTGACCGATTTGCTGACATGACGTATAGTGGAGTGTACAATGACGAGTCTAATGTGAATAAGTTAAACGAGTTCAATCTAGGATTAGTCAATTACAAACCACTAGAAGATTCGTTTGGCCCAATCTATAAATTGGACGGCCGTGAAACTGACGTGCTTGTATTGCAAGAAGATAAAATCTCATACGTACTTGCAGGAAAGAACTTGCTTTCTGATGCAGCCGCAGGAGGCGCAATTACATCTGTGCCTGAGGTATTGGGTACGCAGATTGCCCGCATTGAAAAGTATGGCATCAGTTTCAACCCTGAGAGCTACGTCAATTGGGGATTTGATAGATACTTTACTGACGTAAAACGCGGAGCTGTTCTTCAGCTAAAAGGTGGTTCGTACAACAGTGACCAATTGAAGGTGGTATCAGAAACAGGTATGCGTACTTGGTTCCGTGACAACTTCATTGAGACCTTTGGTAACCAAAAGCTAGGTGGATACGACCCTTACTTAGGAGAGTATGTGCTTTGCACCAATGATGAGCCGCTACCTCAACCACAAGAGTGTATCTCGTGTGGCGTATCGCAAACATTTAGTCTTGCTCCGGGAGAAACCGTTGAGTACTGCGTTGAGCTTGGCCCTAATATTGGAGAAACTGAGATTGCTTATAGCGTACCTTCGGGTTCAACAGGAGTATTCCAAGTGGTAGCAAACTACAACGGAGTAATAGTAAACTCAGGAGCTACAAGTACTAGCGGCACTCTTGATATTGATAAAGACCAAATTACAGTAACAACAGTAGCTGTTACCATTACTGCTGTAAACACAGTAGAGTTGAGCGTTATCATTAGATGCCCTCTGTCTGAGTTCATGTCTATCGTAAACATTTGTTTGACTAGCAATCCTGAAGCAGGATTCTTTGTTCACAACGAATACAGGTACACTAGTGGTACATTCACAGGTCCTCTTCAACAAACACTAGTATCTTTTGGCTCTAGCATTGGAGGTACTGTAGTGTCTGAATACCAAGTACTCACAGGACTTCCGGGTACAGGAGGATTCCCTCCTCCGGGTAGCTTGATGAATATGGCTTCTCATAAATTCGGGTTTGACACCTTCAACTTCAATCCTGCAAACGATAAGTTTATGTTCTTTAGGTCTAACACACTTTATGCGAATACCCCTGAGGATATAGCAGAGTTGATTAGCGAGGCTTCTGTTGTTGAAGGCGTTACAGGTTCAGACGGATATTATTCAGGAGACTTCTCTGTGCCTAGTGTCGGAGAATACTTATATATGATTTGGGACTACAGGCAATCATTGCCGTTGACGCTTTGCTACTCTGAGGAGAACGAAGCTGATGCGTGCTGTAACTGTGGAGGATAGTCTTTAAAATAAAAGAAATGGCAACACAAGCAACATACTACTTAGACGCCCCATCGCTTGCATCGGCTTCAGTAATTTATACTGATAGTTCTCTTAGTACTATAGCACCTGACGGATTCTATTCTGATGGTACTTTAGTTCGTGAACAAGCGAGTGGCATACTATTACCACAGACTACGTGCCCTGCTTGCGCTACCCCATGTGGAGGCGCTATATCTGCTTCAGGGCAGCAAGGAGTTTACTACCTTGACATTGACTTAGGTACTGACGTTGGAGCTGTAGAAATCAGCTTTGACCCATACAGTGTGCCTGATGGTATTCAAGCCGTATTTAACAGCGTAACCTACAATGGTCTATCGTCGCCTGCATTTGGATGGCTACAAGGCTCAGCCGGATTAGCTACTTATATTGGTGACTCAGCCAACAACTGTGGACTCCCTCCTGTAGGGACATTGGATTTGGACGTGTTTAATTACGAAGGCGGCTCATTTGTCCCTTCAGGGGAGACAGAGGCTGTCTCTATACTTGCAGGCCAACTAGACTTGACTACAGGAGCCCCCGGCTCATCAAGGATGGTCATTGCAAAGACTGCACCCACACCATCTATTCTGTCGCTTAAAATGATTGGGCCATGCTCAGGCACTGCATTCAACGTTGCTGTGGCTTGTCCTGCCGGACTTACCGCATTTGACGCAAGTCTACCATTCGTATCAAGTACGCTTGCATGTGCTGCGCCTATAAGTCAAGTTTATTATGTATCCCACGTAACGGGGTCTGCAGGTGTCCTTGGGTTGAATGACTTGGTATTTGATGATTCATTTGGCCAATACAAGCTAGCCGCAGGATACTATAGAACTAATGACGCAGGAGCAAACACTTGGTTTCAAGTAGATATTTATGGCGTAGTAAGAGCGTTTGGGGTTTGCTCAGGCGGAGGAGCTACATTTACAGCGGCTGTTGGAGCTGATGCCGGTAGTGCGTGTGAGGGAGGTGTTCCGATAGAGGTAGTTGGTGATGATGCTAACTTCTGTGATTGTACTCAGTTTACCTCAGTAGCATTTGAAGAGTACGCATCAGGCGTATACTACCTGTCTTACGGAGGATACTCGATTGCTATTGCAGTAACCGCAGGTAGCAGCGTTGCTATTGTAGAGGGGCCATGCGTAGCGTGTGCAGCGGTATCTTCAGTTACCGGAGTAAACGGTTACATGGAGCCTTGTATTGGAGGAACTGTTGACGACCACATGGGAGCTGCAGTATTCTTGGATGCTCCTGTTGCAGTTGACACTGAGTTCCAAGTTCAAGTATCTTATGTGTTTCCGGGGAACAGTTGTGGATTTGGGAACAATACTCAGACGTTTTATGTAACTATTCTAGCAGGTGAAACGGTTTCAAACTTTAATGCTTGTAACTCAGGATACTACATATCGGGTGGTGCAAATATCTGTAGCGCTTGCATAGTTTCGTGTGACAACACTGACGTAGACCTTACAGGATTTACTTGTTAAAAATATATAGATGGCAACATATACACTGACATATAGCGAAATGGTCCAAGGATGGCCATCATTCTATTCCTTTCATCCTGATTGGATGATTGGGATGAATAATTATTTCTATACGTTTAAGGGAGGGAATCTTTACAGACATAACGTAAATAATACCCGCAATAACTTCTATGGCGTTCAGTACAACTCAAAGCTGATAAGCGTGCTCAACACCTCGCCATTGGAGAACAAGTTGTTCAAGACCATGAACCTTGAAGGGGATGCTGCGTGGGATGCTCTGATGGAGACAGACCTTCAGTACTCAGGATTCATTGAGCTAGGGTGGTTTGAAAAGAAAGAAGCTGCGTGGTTTGCGTTCGTTCGTAACTCAGGAACTGTGCCTGCAACCCCGGCGGAATACCCGCTGCGTTCGGTGAATGGTATTGGAAGAAGCACTGTGATTACAGGTCCTGCATCTGCCACTGAGGTACGTTTTGCGATTGGCACATCTCCGATTGAGATTGGTAGCATTCTTAGCATTGGAGACTATGTTTACTACAGCTTGCCTCCTAACTTCAACGCCCCTCTTTTGTTTGGTCAGGTTACGAATATTATTGTAAACTACCCTGCGGGTAATAACAAGATTGTTGTTAATGCTACCATCCCGGGGGCTACAATTCCGTCTATTCAAAACCCTTACATATTCTACATTAAAAACTCAGTGGCTGAATCTCACGGAGTGTTGGGGCATTACTGTCTCTTTACTCTTGAAAACAATAGAACTGATAAGGTAGAACTGTTTGCAGTTGAGTCAGAAGTGATGAAAAGTTATCCTTAAAATTTCAATATCTTTGTAAGAGATGGTATTTAATATACGACCACTGAACGAAAATGATTACGAATCCACATTAACAGGGTGGTGGAAGGATTGGGGATGGGAATCTCCAACAAAAGACTTCCTCCCTGATGATGGGAAAGGGGGCATCATGGTCCTCGATGGAGACGTGCCCGTTTGTGCAGGGTTTATATACACTACCAACTCTAAAGTGGCTTGGGTGGATTGGATTATTTCTAATAAACAATACCGCAAAAAACCACAAAGAACTGAAGCAATAAAACTATTAGTCGAAACCTTGACTAATATTTGTAAAAATACAGGGCATAAATATACCTATGCCTTGATTAAACATCCTAGCTTAGTGGGTACCTATGAAGGATTAGGGTACGTAAAAGGCGACGGATACACAGGAGAAATGATAAAAGTATTATAACATGGCAGTAGCAACAGCAACAGCAATAGCAGTAGGTGGGTTAGCAATATCTGCAGCTACCACCGGTGCATCTTTTGCCCAAGCGGGAAAGCAAAAAAAGATGCAGCGTCAAGCAGAAGCAGAGGCCGACAAAGCACTACAAGAAGCGCGTCAAAAACTTGACGTGAATTTCTATGAGCAGCTAGGCATTAACAAGGAAGTCTACGAACTAGAGCGTGAAGCACTATTGTCTTCAGGTGCTCAAGCCATTGAAGCGGGTGTCGAGAGTGAGCGTGGTGCTGCTGCGGTAGCAGGGCGTGTTCAGATGGCACAGCAACAAGGGCAAGGAGCTGTTCGTTCAGCAATGGGTCAAGAGATGCAAGAGCTTGATAAGTTAGTGGCATCAGAGGATGCTCGACTTAGAGACTCTAAAGCCAATCTTGATTTGGCAGAAGCTCAAGGTGCACAGCTCGCAGCTCGTGATGCACAGGAAGCGGCAGCTGCAGCTACAGCTCAAGGTATGGCAGGGCTTCAAAGTCTAGGTCAGCAAGCTATTCAAATGGCACCATTGTATGAGAAATCAGCAGGCGCTAAGGAATTTAAGCAGCTACAAAAACAAGCTGCTGAAGCAGGTATGACTCAGCAACAGTTCCAAACTAATTTAGTTGGTCTATCTCAGGCCAATCCACAATTTGCAAATCTATCAGGAGTGGGTTACACCCCAACAGGATACGATGCGCAAGGCAAGCCATTGCAGGGTATGATGACTCCTTACGGATTCCAAGACTACATGTCAGGACTAGGGGCAGACTACTTGAAATCGCTTGGGCAAACAATGTTTCCTCAGAAAAAATAAATAGCAGATGGCCTCATATTATAAATACGCGGAGCGGCAAGCAGATAGTTACGTTGATTGGTCAGAAATCGGTAAGAACATTACCGATATGCTCAAGACCGAGAATCAAATCCGTGAGGATAAGAAGGCCGCTATTGACAAAGCCTCTCGTGATTTTGGCGAGCAGTTATCTAACTCACCAACAGGAGAGCACCAAGGTCTAAACGAATGGACACTTAGCTATGCAAACGATGCACAGCAAGCTCGATTAATGCAAGACCGTTTATTGAAGTCAGGACAGTTAAAGTTGAAAGACTATAATGTCATGCGTCAAAACATTAACGATGGTACTACCCAAGTGTTCAACCTGTCAAAAGAATATCAGGAAGAGTACAAGGTTAAGATGGAGCGTATGAAAGCGCAAGACCCCAACATGTCTTCACAAGAGTTGGAGTCATGGCTTATGGGGACCGTTGAGGGATTCGCAAACTTTAGCAAGTCTAAGATTCTAATAAATCCTACTGACTTTCAGATTAGTGTTGGTATGATGGAACCCGACCCCGACAATAAAGGGGTTATGAAACTAACCAACAATGTGGCTACGGTAAACGAATTGCGTAACCGTATCAAATCCAAGTTTGATAAGTTCAACACTCAACAGGCTACACAGGAAGTATCAAGTAAGCTCGCTGAGTATATTACTGCTGACATCAAGCGTGGTTCTGCTACCCGTGCAGGATATGTAGAAACTCTTGAGGATGCAATGCAACGTCCCGGTTATCAAAAAGCATTGGACGAAGCAATCAACTCTTACTTCACAAACCCATACAACGTGTCTTCAGTATTGACTGAGGATATTGGCGTTGATAAGAATGGTCAGGCATATACATTTACATTTAATGCGGATGAAGCTAAAGGAAAATCAAATGTGATTCTATTAGAGCGTGACCAATCAGGATTGCCTAAGCCTAAGTTTACCAAAGAGCAAGAAGATGCTGTGCGTGGATACATGAAGGGTCAGATTGAGCAGCAGATTAAACACAAGGAAGAGATTCGTCCATTCCAAGAGCCTCAGAAACCACAGCCACAGCAGTGGCAGTACGAAGCAGGGCGTGGTGTCCAAACCGCTAAAACTGAAGGCAACATGCTTGCCAAGTTGTATAGTGGTGACTCAGGAGAAATCCAAGCAGCCGTTGACCACTTCAATGGTTTGGGAACTGTAAGGGCTGTCAACAGAACCACTGAGGGTGTTGATGTAACTCTTAATGATGGCACAACCAAGACCATTCGATTCAAGAATCCTGACGGTACAGTAATGAGTCAAAACGATTTCGTTCGTGCTGCAACTAAATTGTTGGTAGGAGATAATGCTGATGTGAATGCAGTGCTTCAAGGTGCTGTTGCCACAGGTAGAACTGCATTTAATGCAACAGGTACAGCATCTGCTGCAGCTCAAAGAAATAACCCAAGTGAAATGTACGCATCTACCGTGGGTTCTACTATAAGCACTGCTCTTAAACCTTCTTTATTCCAAGATAAGTCAGCAGGATTTAAGGGGTCTGATGGTAAAAAACTTACTGAAGAACAAGTGGCTACAAAGCTAAATGCAAGCTTGAGTAGTCTTGGGTTCTCTGCTCGTGTCCCATGGACTGCCGGAAACTACATCGTTATTAAAAATAAAGATGGAGTTGAGTCTGCAGAGATTTCATTAGATAATCCAAATGATGCGATGAAAGCGATTGAAGGATTTATGATTAGCAACGTTCCCGGGAAAGATGAGGAGGCTCAAATGTTGTACTTGAATAGTTTAAAATCTAAGGGAATAATAAAAGCTCCGGGGCAACAGGCTGCTGCAAAACCTGCGGTAAAAGCTGCTCCTGATGCACAACAAAGAATTGGTGGCTATTAATTGATTAAATTTGAATAATGAACGAACAGGCAATACAAGACGCGTACAATCTTTTCGTTAGCAATGGCTATAAAAAAACATTGGCTGACTTCAAGAATCTTATAGCTACAAACCCACAAGCCCTACAGGATTCATACAATCTTTTTGTAAGTAATGGATATGGGAAGGACCTCAATCAGTTCAAAACACTGATGGGAGTTAGCGCTCCCGCTCCGGCTCAAGAGCCTGTAAAAAAAAAAGAAGCTACGGGATTGTCTTCGGAAGGTGGTTCTTCGGTTTCACTTATCTCGGATAAGTACCGTCAGCCACAGCAGATTCAGAGAGATGCGACTTATGTCAAGCCGCCTGTCATGCCTATGGGCGGACCTAAGCCTGTCAATCTAAGCACGACTCCACAGAAACCATCTACTCCTGTTAAGCCACAACCTGTACAGGAAGAGCAAGGATATGGGGATTACCTATTTAATAGCCTTGCATTAGGGGCAGCGGCTTTCAATGAAGCTGTATTCTCAATCCCTGAAACAGTCTTAAACATATTCGCAATACCTCAAAATCTTGTAGCAGAAGCGACAGGATGGAACATTGGTACCAATGCTGAACAGTTTAAAGATTACTTAGGTGTTAAAAACCCTTTGTTAGATTGGGTTAAAGAAGATAAAAAAATACTAAGCGGAGAAGTATCTAATTATGTAGCTAAGAACTACAAAGAATCAGGTATTGTAAACAACTTTGCAAACGGGAATTACCAAGATGGATTCGAGCAACTTGGTGCATCTATTGCTCAATCAGTACCTATTAGCGTAGGTATAATGATGGGCGGTGCTTATGCTGCTCCTGAAGCTCTTGCCGCAGCAACGACAGTTGGTCTTACAGAAGGCCAAAGAGAGGAGCTTAGGCAAATGGACCCCAATATGAAAGAGTCTGAGCTTATGATGAAGGCTCTTGGTATGTCTGCTGCTGAGTCTGTATTCTCGGCTATTGGTACAGGAACTATCGGTCAGGTATATCGTGACATCGCCGCAAGAGAAGGGAAAGAAGCTGCTGCAGGAATCCTAAAAGATGGATTAGTTCAGACATACAAGAAAGCCTTGGAGAAAGGCGGGATGGCTGTGGGTTTTGCCGGAGAAGGAATTGAAGAAGCAGCTACACAAATAACTCAAAACGTAATTTCAGGTAAGCCTGCATTTGAAAATGTTGCTGATGCTTTTGTAACAGGCGCAGGGTCAGGTGTTGTATTCACTGCCCCAATCTCTGCAGCTAACGCAAAGAACTACATTAAGAATAAGGCAGAGACTTATGCCACAAAGGATAAGGTTGGAGAGATTCTTAAAGAGAATGCCAACAACTTTGACAACCTTTACAATGTCCCTGTTGGTACTTCAATAAGCCCTGAGCAATTAGAGATTGCAAACCTAAGCAA